CTGATTAGGCCGTACACTGTCGGACTCGAACCGACATTGCGCCGATGCAAACAAAAATAGAACCGCAAGGCCGCGGTTCCATTAAAACACAAAATTCTTGCAAATCGGCCTATTTTAAGCCGCTGACCTGTTTCAGGTGCTTTTCTATGTCATTGGCCTTGTTGATGCCCTTTGAAAGCAGGGAATCGAGGTCGAGAAGATAAAGTGCGATGGCGTCATTCTTCTGGCTGGACATCATCCGGTTCGTCTTCGTTCGCATCGCTTCCAGGTTTCTGCGGAACTTCGTCAGGTCTTCCAGCTTTTTCTTTGTTTCAGGATCCGGCAAGGTGAGCTTGTAGCGGTTGCCTTCCTTTTTGGCAATCCCGCTGACGGAAGACGTTTTCAGCGCCTTCTTGATTCTGCCCTGCAGGGCCTCTTTCTGTTTTCCAGAACTTGACTTCGCTGTTTCGCGCAGCGTCCTGAAGCTCTCGTCAATGGAATACTTGCGGAGAAAATCGGTAATTGTCGTTTTCTTTTTCATATTAGCCTCTAAATTTAAACAAAATCCGTCAAAAATGGCAAGTTTTAAGAAAAAAAATCAAGCCTGACCCGACTTTCCCGACACCTTCTGCCCGATGTCGTACTCCCAGGCGCGGCCGTTTATGCTGTACTGGCTCCCGGCGAAGTTGCCGCCGTGGTAGTGCAGCTCCTTGATGTAGAACTCGCCCACAACGGAAATGTGGTCGTTTTCGCTCTTTCTCGCATCGATATAGACCGGTGTGAGCACGTGCAAGCCCGGATGGAAGATGCACTCAAAGTCAACCTCGTTCTTGGGCTGGATTTCCGCTTTCTGGGCCTTCTGCTTCGCCACCTCCGGGTCACCGGACGCTGCAAGGCCGAGGTAGTATTTGCGATTCTCGTTGAAGGCGTCCTCTGTGCTCTGGAAGGTCTCGTCACGGACAACCTTTGCGGAAACGAGCCCGCTGCGGTACGTCAGGTAGACGGTCGAGAACGAAATGGCGTTCTTTTCGTAGTAAATGAGCTCGTTGTTCGAAACGAGAATGTCCCCGCCGAGGGCGCGGAGCTTGCGCTTCGTGAAGTTCACGATTTCGTCGCGGATGTTTCCGTTGATGATGTAGCCCGCGTCCAGCTTCCGGTCCTTCAGCTTTTCGGCACCGGAAAGCGCCACTCCAACATAGTCCGCAATCAGCTTCAGCACGTCGTAGTAGCTCTTGCCTTCCTCGACCATTGCCGTGATGTAGGTGCGCTGCAGCGGGTACTGCGCGCCCCTCTGCGACTTGCAGATAAGAACGAGCTTGGTAGTTTCGGGGCTGTCGTCCTCCGGGTACGCCATCGCAATCTGCCCGACGAAGATAGTCGCCATGTCCTCGTCCTCGTAACCGGCGCGGAAAATCACCGAGCACCCGGCGGTCATGATCTCGTTTATCGTGTCGTCGTTCGGGTTGTAGATGGTAAAGGTGGCGGTGTCATTGTAATATTCCGTGGAACGAGTAATCTCGAACTCGTAATCCAAGCCGTCGATAAGATAGCCCGTCTGCTCCGGCTTCGCTTCCGACCCAACAACGGCCTTAACCGCGGCGTCCTTGAATACGCCGACAAGCAGTTCCATCTTGCGGTTAAACGCCATCGAGCACCTTTCCTTCCTCGTCCGTCAGGAATACGAGCTTCCAGTCGGAGCCGAGGTTGTCGTAAGAGATGGAATCCGGTCCGAGCGTGTTGAATTTCAGAACCCGGAAGTCGCCATTGAGGCCGGTGCGGTTGACCTTGCCGAGAAGCGGGCTGCTTTCAACCAGACGGACGGAGTAGTTGGCGCCGCTGGTGGTGACGAAATCGCAGAACCAGGCGTCCACGCGCTGGTTCCAGGACATCGTGAATTCACAGACGAGTTCGCCGAGGTTGACGGAGAAGTTCTGCCTGCTCGAAATGGAAGGGTTGAATGGGATAATCTTCATTTTAGCCACCTACCGCCGATGCAGATTCAAAGCCGTGCGCCTGGCGCATCTGCCTTGCGTATTCTTCTGCCGAGATTTCCTCGCCAGTTCGTTTGCCGGACTTCTTTTCCGCCGCGATCATCTTGTCGTTCGCGGTAATCATGTCCTCCGGCTGGAAATTGTAATCGAGGGTGACGCTCTTGAGCGATACGACGTTGATTTCGCGAAGCGTCATCGTGAAGCGGATGCTGGACCCGCTTTTCGAATCTCTCTCGTATTCAAGGCCAGTAATAACCATCCTCGGGTAAATTTCAAGCGCGCAAACAAGCCTGACGGGTTCCTTCCTGTTCGCCAGTTCCTCGAGCTTCGTAAAGTTGGCAAGGGCTGTATTCGACATCGTGGACTTGACTTCCTTGGTAGCGTAGTCATCCTTGAACGTGACCTCCTTGACGCCCTCCGGCTTGCGGATCGGGTGGTTCGTGAAAAGCCCCTCGATGGTGACTTCGCGCAGTTCCCTGTGCACGTGGTCAGAAATCGTGGTCCCGTCCTGCAGCGGGTGGTCCGAAACCCTGAATTTAAGGTTGTGTTTCTCGCTTATAAAAAGGTTGAACGGCATGTACTTCAGTTCAGACTTATTGCCCGGAACCGATGCATGGAGGCCAATGCCCTCCTCGCGATAGAACAGCGAAGCAGGCACAGGCTGCGCCACCTTCGGCTTTTGCCCCTGAAAATAGTCTACAGCTTTTTCAATATACCCTATCATTCTAGATTGCCCCCACTGCCATCTGGTTCTGATTCTGCTTCATCGCCTGCTGAATTGCGGCGCGGACGGAGAAGTTCAGCAACATGCCGATTTTCTCGACTTCCGCGGCCACGTTCACCTTCTGGTCGATGTAATTGTTTGTGATGGACTGGTAAATATCGCCCTTAGCCTTAGCGGACGCCATCTTTGCTGTCTTTTCGGCATTGGCGGCCTTGCTGTCCGAAGCAAACTTCATGCCGTACATTTCATCCTTGATGTAGCTAGGAAGATTACCGCCGGTCCATTCCATGTAGTCTTTAGTAGCTGCAACGTATGCATCGTAGCGTTCCTTGTAGTTGCCCTTGTCCGTCGTGTTACTTTTCCACAGTTTCCGAGCGCTCATCATCCTGTCGAAAGCGACGTTCTTGTCTGCCTGGTTCTTGGAGAACTCTTCCTCCTTCTTTTTCTGCTGGTAAAGGTCAATCACGGTTTTCCCAGCCTCAAAAACCTTTTCAAGGCCCCACAAAGCTGCCGTAAATAAAAGCGCCTGCGCGGTTGCCCCCTTCAGGACGTTGTTTAATCCTGAACGAGTCATTTCAGCGGCCGATTTAACCATTTCGACGCGGGTAAATTTCAGCTCCGTCCGCAGCTTCATGAAATCGACAGCGGTCTTTTTCAGTTCAACACCGACAGAAATAATCTGTGTCTTGAAACTCATAACCTTGTTTATTGCCAATGCGGCACCAAGAGCTATTACGGCTTCCTTGAAACCGACAAACTTGAAAATGACGTCGTCGGCAACTTCCAAGAGTTCAAGGCCGAACTCGACCAACTTTGGAAGTGTCTCTGCAAGGTGCTCTCCGACCTCGAAAAGCGAATCAAGATGCGTTGAGAACGAATCGGACATGGATGTAAACATGTCGCCAATTCGGTCAAAAAACACCTCGATTTGCGGCATTTTCTCGTCAATCGCGGCCACAAGGCCGTTAAAAACAGGGTAGATCCGCTTTCCGACATTTTCCCGGAGGTCTCCTAAAGCATTGTTGAACTTTATCAGCGGGGAAGAATCCAGGTCGTTGACTGCATCGGACAGTCCCTCCCAATCCTGCAAGGATTCCTTGAGGGCGTCCACGCGCATCTGCTCCGTTACGCCACCGGCAGAACGGATCTGCTTCAGTATGTCGGCGTCAAGAACGTCTCCGTACTTTTTCTTTTCCTTGGCTCCCCACTTGCCTCCGTTTTCGACGATGGCGTCCAAGGCTTCGAGCTTGGAGGTGTCGAAGCCCTTTCTACGCATCGCCATGTAGTTGCCGTCGTAGGCCATTCCGAGGCCCGTAGCGAGGCTTTCCATCTGTTCCGGGGACACCTCGCCGCCACCGGTCATGCCGGCCGCGTAGTCGGTCAGGAGGTCCATCATGGACTTCAAGGATTCTGTCCCCTTGACGTAGGTAGCAAGTTCACCTGCGCCCTTGATCATCGCCTCGTCGCCGTAGATGCTTCGACCCTGGATTTCAGCCGCATAGTCCTTGATGGCATGGAACTGGTCGAGCGTTCCGCGGTTCTTCATCACGCCCTTGAGCTGGTTCTCGGCGCGTTCCTGGGTCGCGAAGATATCCATCGACTCCATGCCGAAAGACCACACCTTCTCGGCACCGGAGCGGATAGCCTGGAAAGAGAGGTAGTATTTCGCGATGTCCTTGAGCTTTTCGCCGAACTCGCTCATGGCGCCGACACCTTCCTTGAAGGAGTCGTTGAGGTCGTCCACCTTGTCCGCCATGTTGTCGGTGGCCTTGGCGGCATCGTTGACGGAGTCCTCTACGGAATCGAAACGCTGGTCGATGCGGTTGAGCAAGTTCTCAAGACGCGCCAAAAGTTCGACGTTCCCGCCGAACTTGAAGTCAAGGTTGAAGGTTTCCGAAAGTGCCATCAGTTGTTCCTCATTCTGCTTTCCTCAAGGATGGCCTCCGGGTCCTCGCTCCCGTCTTCATCCTTCGACAGGTCGAAATAGACCGGCCATATCCTCTTGTAGTCCATCTGCATCGACATGAACGCATCCGCCTTGCGCATTTCATTGAGCGTCCACTCTTCGATTTCCTTGGGCGAAAGCCGTAAATTGCAAACGAGGCGCCAGAACAGCGCCTCGGTCAACATCTCGTCCGACATGGTGCCGACAAGTCCGAGCCCTTTAGAATCGGCATCGTCCTTCGCCAGCATTTCCATGACGACTGGGTTGTCTGCATTTAGGCGCCAGTGCTCACGACTTTCGCTTTCTTGAAAGGGGTGAGCTCGTATGCCTCCCAAATCTGGATGAGCAGCCCGTAAAGTCCGTCAAGGTCGCCTACGAAGAACCCGTAGACATTCTCTGCCGTAACCTTTACATCAGGCTCGCCTTCGTTTCCGACGCGGATGACCTCCACGAGCGTCTGCGCCAGGATTTCGTCGAACTTGTAGTCGTCCATCTCGGCGAAGGCGTGAAGGATCATCATGCCCATGTCGTTCTTGCTTTTCGCGATTTCCCTGAAAGAGTAGGCCAGGTCGGTGACCTTCCTGTCAAGGTGCAGCGCGTTTCTTCCCGTAACCGGGTAGACCTGGTATTTGTGGTCCCCCGAAGTAATCTCCTTGTAGGGTACTTCTGCCATGCTGACTCCTTATTTGAAAGATTCCATTGAACGGCTAACGTTGGTCAACTGCGAGATAAGTTTCTGCGCGGTCTTGGCGGACACGCGGCCATTTTCGAGCTTAGTCACAAATTCGTTCATGGAACGGGTGACCGCAGGAATCGCCGCCTTGAGGCTTTTAGCCATGTTCAAACGCTGTGCCTTGTCGGCATCCCCAACGCCTGGGGCGGCAGCCGCCGCCATTGCGTACTTGCCTTTGATTTCGTCAATCGTCATGGTTTATGCTCCTTCGTATTCGGCTTGCATTACGATCTTGAGGGTGACGTTTCTGGCCTGTCCGACCTTGGATTTCACCGGCTTGCCGATGCTCATGACGGTCGCGGTGCCATACAGCTTGTAGTTGCCGTCGGTGCGAACCATCGAGAAGGGGAACGGGCCTGCGCCGGTCTGCTTGTCGGCAATCTTCGCGAGGGCGAAAATGTCGATCTGCGGGGACGTGACCGTCATCGGGAGAGTGACGGTGCAGAGGTGGTTGTCGACGAAGCTGCGTTCGACGAAATCCTCGCCTTCGATAAAGGACCATTCCTCGGCGTCGGCGGTGATGGAAGCGTCCCCGTTGAGGGCCGTGATGGCCGCGCCGTTGAAGTTGATCTTGAGGTTCTTGTAGTTCCAAGTCTTTGTAACCATTGTGCTTTCCTCCGTTCCTTAGATGACCTGGAGTTCCACGGTCTTGACGGTGTGAATGGACTCCTGGATGGAGAACACGGCGCGCACCCTCGGAAGGTTGCGGACGGCCCTGTCTTCTGCCGGGATGTCCTTGTAGAGCGGTGCCGTAATTTCCCACGAGTTGGGGAGCACGTAGCGGTGTTCTGAATCCTGGGCGGTCGTGAAAACGTCGGTCATTTCGGCAACAACAGCCGGGATGCCGTCGTCGTTGAAATCCACGCCGTCACCGTTATTGGCGTTTCCGAGCACATTGAAGATGGCTTCCTGCGTGCGGAACTTGAGCCAATCCTTCTTGATGACGGAATCGATGAACTGCGTCTTTGTACCGGTCGTGCCGTAGTAAGTGCGGTCAACGCCCGCAATCTTCACGTAGACGTTAAGACCAAGTTCCTGTGCGTCCTTGAGGTCCGCCTTGGTTGTCGGGTCGGCAACAAGACCTTCGAGAGTCTTGTGCGCCCACGTTCCACGAGCAGGGTCCTTGCCGCAGCGTTCAGCGACAAGCTGGGCAGCCATGCTCTTTTCGGAATCTTCGTCATGGAAGTAAATGCCGACTCGCTTGGTCGGGTTTTCGGCAAGGTCAGCCTTGACGTCCGCGGCTACCTTGCGGTCCATGACCTCGATGTGTCCGAGCTTGAAGTTTTCGCCGCACCAGTCGTCGAGAGTCTTTGCGAGGTCAACAACGCCCTGTCTTGTCACGCCGTCACCGGAAAGGCGGATGATGACGTGGTAGAAGTCGATTTCGCGGTTGTTCTTGTCGCGTCCCATTGCGAGGGCCGCTTCGAGGGTGTCCTCGATGTTGCCTTTTGTCGGGTTCGACTGTACCGGGATGCAGACAATCTTGCCCGGAGTCGCAGGTTCTGCAAAGAACGACTTTGTAACCTTCACGATGTCCGCTTCAGCAACGCCGTTTTCCGATACGGTCAGGTTGCCGGAGAAACCGGTGCCGTTGTAGTTCACGGCAAACGGGTTTGTAGTCACGCCGTAGTCGTCTGCAGTAATCTTGAGACCGCTTTCGGAAGAATAGACCGCGGAATAGCCGTCCGCGTGGAAATCGGACGCAAGAGCCTTGAGAAGGTCCCTCTTTGTGGTTGCGTTGTTACCGACGCGGACCTTGGCGGTAGCGACAACATTGCCGGATCCGCCCATTGTAAGTTCAACGTCACCGGATGCGGCGGCGGAACCTGTCGGGTCGAGAATGATTACCTGCTTTACGCCAGTGCCATATTCGTTAGCCACGTCGTCCTGGCTGTAAAGGACCTGCGTGTCGTCGACGTCGATACCGTCCTTGGTGGTGACGCCGACAACGGCGGCGGTGTTCACGCTTGTGGAGGAAGCCAATGCCGCTGCATCGCTTACCCGCACCTGCACAATTTCGTCAATAAGTCTATCCATTGGATACCTCTGAATGGAATGGTTCTTCGTTAATAGTTCCGTTTACGCTCATCATCCTCGGCGATACGTGGCCGATGTAATCGACAAAGTTGAAGTCGGCCGTCATAGTTTTTTGCCGGATGAAGTAGGTGCCGTCCTGCATGGAATTGTCGATGATGTCGCCAATCTCCCAGACGGAAAATCCCGGGTCCTTGCCATGTTCGCTTGCCGGACTACGGCTTGCCACGAAGGAGTCAAATTCGTCGGACTGCAGGGCGTTCTGTACCGCCCTCATGGCCTCACCGTCGCCTTCCACCTCGTAGAACTGCACGGAGAGGACCTTCATGATGGCCTTGTACTTATGGTCCGCCGCCGCGGCCGGACCGGGCCTGTCGACGTCGCCAACCTGGCGCACGTTACCTGCCACGACGGAGATGTAACGACCGAACGGAGCCGGATTGTTCGAAGGCCCCTGAATCGCCTTGAAACCGAGGCTGTTGATGTACTGGCACAAAATCGAGAGAATCAAAGATACGGTCATCACTTGAACGCCTCCTTGATCGCCTCGGGGAGTTCATCATCGGGGACCATTTCGCCTACGTATTTCCAGTGGTCGATATTCTTCAAATGCGGGTAATACTGCTCCGAAACGAGCTGGTAGATGAAGGAGCCGTGCTTGACGTATCCGCCATCGTTGCCGCCGCGGGTGCGGCATTTCAACGCCTCTGAGGAATAGACATCCACGTTGCCCGTGTTGCGGGTTCCGGTCACGGCTGGAATCTGCTCCTTGTAGGTGGCGCTCTGCACCGTCCCGTGAACCTTCTTGTCTACGACAATGGCGCCGTGCTCGTAGACGCCCGACGTGTTGTAGCCGCCGTTGGAGAGCTCGACGTAGCGGAATTCCTTGTTGAAAAGGGTAGCCATCCTAGAACCCTCCGCAAAAACAGCCACCGCCGGTGATGCCGGGCAGGGGGCTCTTGGCTTTCAGGAGGTCGAGGTAGTAGCGGCCGTAGACGGTCTGCGAGAGGTCGCCTTCCTCGCTGGCGCCCGCAGCGGAATAGGAAACGGAAAGCCCGCCCTCGGACTTCGAGGATACGGACCCCACGTCGTCGCCGTTTCCGCGCGTTTCAAGCGTCCCGATGTGGGAAGCGAGGTAACAGAGTGCAAGCGGGTAGGAACTGCCGAAAAAGGCCCTGTCTGCGCGAAGCTGGGCCATTTCGAGCCACACGTCCACGCGGGCGTTGCCTGCAAGGTCCGCGGTCATGAACCGCTTTGCCTTTACGATGTCCTCTGCCGTTGCCGCCATTACCGGTTTACTCCGAATTAAGCCTGCTTCTTCAGCTGTTCGTCGAACTTGTCGAGCTTCTTCTTGGCCTTGGAAGTGTCAAGTTTCGGGAAGGTCTTTTCTACCTTCTCGAGGGTTTCGCGGTTCGTGACGTTTTCCACGGCCTTTTCCTGGGCCTTGTCGTCCATATTGTCGGCGTCCTTGACTTCGAGTTCGCCGTTTTCGATAAAGGACTTTACATCGCCCTGTTCGGCATCGAAGGATTCCAGGACGTTGGTGCCGGGAATGAGCAGCTTGCCATCGGCAAAGATGGCGCGTTCGGTATTGTTGATGATGATCTTCATGTTAAAATCCACTCCTATGGTTTTTAAGGTTTAAAAGGTTCAAAGAATCCCCCACGGGGAACCGCTACGTCGTAGAGCTGTCGCGCCTCGGACATAGCGGCCACCCCATAGGAGTTACGGGAACAGACAATTCAAGATGGATGCAAGAAGTCGTTACACGCCGTCCATGTAGACGCCGGTAGTCGGGCGGCGCCAGCAGGTACCGCCGGTACGTGCCAGGCAGTTGTAGATGATGGACAGGCCGACGAACTGGGCCGGGAGAACGCGGAACACCACCGGGAGGATGGAGAACACGTTTTCTTCGCCCTTCTTGTAGAGGAGAGCGCGGTCGGAGTCGCCATCGACGGAAACCTTACCGATGCCGCCAGCGGACACGCAGAGTTCCCAGTTGGTGATGCCCTGCGGTGCGAACTTGGACTTCAAGGCTTCCAGGTAGGTAATCTTGGAGTCGCTGCCGGTGTAGGAGGTGGTGAGGTAGGTGAAGGCGTCACGCGGAATCTTGATTGTGTTCGGGGTGACCGTACCGGTGCCGCGCGGACCCTTGGTAGCTTCGAACACGGCGTCCACCATCGTCTGGACGTCCTTCGTGATTTCGTCGAGGGTCTTGTTCTTCCACTTCTTGGAAGTACCGGCGGCGTTGTTGGCGGCGATGGTCTTGGTGACGTTCGGGTTCGTAAGAAGACCCTGGAGGCCCCATTCCTTGTCGCCGACGTAGATGATTTCGTCGACCTTTTCGTCGATGGTCTGGCGGGCGGCCTGGGCATCGAGGGATTCAAGCGGCATGTTGTTGAAGGCGGCGCCATCGAGTTCGGCGCGGGTGAACTTGTAGGAGTCGCCCACGTCGCGGATTTCGACGGTTTGCTTCTTCACTGCGAGGGACACCGGCGGGAGGTCCTTGGCGTCTTCGGTCACGACCTTGGCCATGCCGAGCTTGGTGATGGTCTTCACGGTGTAGGTCTGTGCGCCCTTGTTGATGCCGCCCTTGATGGGTGCGGACTGGATTGCGTCGAGGTTTTCGCGCGGAAGGTTGTAGGCAGCCTTTTCAATCTGGTTGAATTCGACTTTCAGCGAGTTGAGGGTCGCGTCATCGTAGAGGTCAAGAATAGTACCTGTCATTGTGTGTTTCTCCTTGATTATTACTTGAGCATGACGCGGACATACTGACCGCTCGATGCGGAAGTCTTGAACGTACCGCCCTTGACTTCGGTCAGGGAGGCGGCGCCGGTGGATTCGCCGTCATAGGGTACGAAGTTGCCGGAGGCGTCGATACCGACGGATTCGCCGGACTGGACGTCTGCACCTGCGGTGACCCAAATTACGCCGGTCGTAACGACCGTAACAGGGGTGCCTGCGGGATATTCGTCTCGGGTGATGATGCGCTGGGCCACGCCGAGGAAGTAGCCGTCTTCAGCGGGCTTTGCAGAGAATGCCTTCACATCTTCGCCCTTCTTGGCGAACACGGCAAAGCCACCTTCGGTGAGCTTGGAATCCGCCATGCAGCGGGATTCAGTGGAATAGGGCTGGTCCGGGTCAACAAGACCGGGAGCCGCAATGCTGCGGCCGTAATCATTGGCGTTAAAAGACATGTTACTTGTCCTCCTTCTTGATGCCGTGGGAAATTGCGATCATGCTCTTTTGGAGCTGGTCTTCAGCGCTGTCGGCCACGTCGTCACCGGCACCCTTGGCGGCTCCGTCGAACTGTGCTGCAGGGTTCTTCTTCGTACCGCCCTTGCCGCCTTTGCAGTCGCCATTTTCGGCGCGGTCGGCGATGGCCTTGTTGGCGCTTGCGTACAAGGCGTTGATAGAGGCTTCGTCTTCGATGGATTCGAGGTCGATGCCGTCGAAAGCGGCGGCGATAACCTGTCGCTTCAGGTCGGAAACGTCGTCGGAAGTGTCGCATTCGATACCTGCGGCGCGGGCGGCGTCGAGGATTTCGAGCTTTGCGTTCACGGCGGCGTCAATGACGGATTCGTCGATTTCGTCGTTGGCCTGTGCGAGCTGTTCTTCAAGGTCGGCAATCTTGGAATCACGTTCTTCGATGCCGTCCAGGAGAGTGTGAATTTCATCGAGCTTTTCGGCGGAGTCCTTCTGTGCTGCCTGCAGAGCGTCGATGACCTTTTCGTCGGCCTGGTAATCTACGCCGTCGAGCTGGATTGTCTTCATGGATTGCTCCTTGTTGTCGTTTGTGTTAGATTCGTTTTTCTTGCCGCCGTCGTTGACGAAGGCGGGCGTGTCCAAATTCTGGTGTTCGTCGTGTACCGGGTTCTTTTCCGGTTCTTCTTCCGGGGCGATGTCGAAAATGTCGCCGAAGTCGGCGCTGTCGCCTACCGTGAATCGCACCTGGTCGCCTGCGCGGCCGTTCTTGACGAGTGCGATGTGGTTGTACACGATGTCTTTCTGTTCCTGGTCGTGGTGGGTTCCCTGCCATACGCCCTCGTGGTCCACGATGCTGCAGCGGTAGCCCATGCTGATGGCCTTCACTTCGCCCTTCTCGATGGCTTCGACAGCCTTCTTGTCGGTGACGGTGACGGTCACGTAGTTGTTCAGGCCGTCGAATTCGGCGTCGTTGGCGCTCATGCCCACCTGCAGGTCGCCCACGTTGTCGAGGTTAACCGGCTGGTTCGGGTGCTGGAGCGTCACGGGCTTGCAGTTGATGGAAGCGGTGGCGGCCTTTACCTGGTCGCGGTCACGGAGACGTCCGACGAACTTGTGGTCGTCCCCGAGATAACGGAAAACGCCCGCACCGGTCACGCAGATTTTGCCGGTCAGGTAACCTTCCGGAGTCTTGCGGAACACGTTAGAGGCGAACTTCTGAATATCTTGCTGGAACATGTTTTTTGCCTTTTCTCCAAAGCTACGCCTTGCACTTACTGCAAAGGGGATTTCGTGAAATTCTTATAAATCGCGGGTTTTATACCCCAAACAACTTCTTTGCTTTTTCTGGAGAACCAGGGTTGTTCATAAACGTGATTCTCCCCATTTTCCCTTTCTTGAAAACGGAAATAACGTCCCATTTTTTCCCGCTGGCCATAGCCTTTCTTACAAGCTCTCCTCTTGGTACAACGGTTCCGTCAATAGCACCTTCAAGAACGACATTGTTTCCGTTAAACACCTTGTAAAAAAGCGCTCCTTTTTTCAGGTTTGTTTCTACGGCGTCGAGCATATACTTTGACTTGAGTTCTTCAACGGTCATTGTTTACCCCATCGTCTTCGCGAGAGCGTTCAGCTTCGCGGTGGTCTTGATAAGTTCTGCGTTGGAATAGCCGCCCTTGGAAGCGCGGGCGATAAGGCGGTCGATGCCGGTGTTGAGCGAGAGCTTGGCAGCCTGCAGGCCGTCGAGCAGCTTGGCAGTTTCCTTTTCGGAATCGTCCGGTTTCGGCTTTTCAGGAGCAGGCCGCTTGTACTTCTCGCGGATCGCGACGAGCGCCGCTGCGGTAGCCATGTTCTTGAGAGTGTCCTTCGCGGCCATTACTTCGCCTTCTTTAAGGTTTCGTTCGCGTTGTCAAGAATCGTGCCGACTTCGGCGAGGAACTTCTGCGCCATATCGACATTTCGCTTCTGTTCCTTGATGCGTCCAGAAATCCTGCTTCTACGCTGGTTTTGCCAGGTAACGTCAGAACTAATGGCCCTAGACTTATCGCCTACATCAGCAGCGAAACTTTGGGCGTCTTCAAGGAGGCTGTTTGCCGCTTCGCGGAGCGCTTCCACGTCCACGGAGATTGCGACCGCGCCATCGGAGGAAAGCGCGTACTTGGACTTGATTTCTGCGATTGAACTCATACGCAGACAAAGATAGGCCCCGGACAAGCCCGGAGCCCATTTTCGCTAAATTCTTATAAATTCGGGTTTCCTACGCGCAGGACACCGCGTCGCCCATGTAAGCGCCCAAAAAGCGCATGATGGAGTCGCGGCTTTCGGTATAGCGCCCTTCAGAATGCATCATTTGGCGCTGGTGCCGAAGAATGGCGTTGAAGTTGTCCTTCTGGCATATCGTATCGACAACGCAATTGAGCCCTTCTGCGGAGCAGTCTTCCCAAATTCGGGAAAGAGCTACGGCCTTCATGTAGGGGGAATTCTTAAATTCCGACCCGAGCAAGGCGGCGCCGATGGCGGCAGCTTCGAGCAACTTCAAGTCGCTCTTGCAGCGATTGAACTCGTTGTCCTGCAGTGGCGCCAGGTAGATGTCCGGCCTGATGGCGGCCACTGTTGCCGGGAAGGCGACGGCAGGTACATACGGGTGCAGTGTCACCGGAACGTCGGCAAGGAACTCCGGCGCCGAGAATCCGAAACAATGGAGGTCGATTTTGCCCTTGCCTGCGGCATCGCGCATCCATGGGACCCAAGGTCCCTCGAAGTCTCCAAGGTGCCCTTCCTTGAAATGGGTCATGGACCCGGCGTAGAGCACGCGCGGCTTTTTGATATCGGATTCCACGGACTCGCGCGGGGCCAGGCCGTAGGCGAAGCCCGGCACCGTATTCGGGAGGACGGACACGTTATCCCACCCGAAACGGCGCTCGAGCGTATTCTTGAGATATGCCGAGGCCACCGTAACGCCGTCAAGGCCCGAGCAATGGCGCTCCATGACCTTGCCGATTTCGAACGGCGAGACCTTGAACCCATTATACTCGGGAATCGGGCTCTTGCCGTCGATGTCGCAGAGAAGGTCGTCGTAGTCCGCAAAGACCTTGAACCCGTACTGCGCCCGCTTGGCCTTGTAGCGCTCAATCAGGTCGCCATGCAACTGGATCATGGGGCGCTCCACGACGATGGCCGCAGTTCGTTTCAGTACGTCCGGTTCCGTCACCTCCCATGGGCTGATGACGGGGACAAGCTCGCCGCCGGTGTTTGTTTCGAGCAGGCCGACCATGAAACGGAAGCGCACCCAGGAACAGGCGCCGCGGTCCGTCAAGTGAAAGATGATAACGTTCTTTTTCATATTCCCGTTTTCCTATGGTTGAATAAAAAAATCCTAGAGCAGCCCGAGAGCCTTCCTTGAAAGCATGTCGGCAAGGACGCACCTTTCCCTGGTGTAGCCGCCGATGCGTTCGCTGTTGGGGTGGTCCAGGGCGGCGTTGTCTATACCTCCTATCATGTCGTCAAGTACCGGGTCGCGCACCCACTTGCACTTCGCCCCGACCTTGAGAAGGTAGATGCCGATGTATGTGTCGCTGATTCCGCAGTCGATGACCTCCTGCGTGAGCCTTTCCCAGAACATGGGCTTGAAAACGCCTCCCCGGAACGCCACGCGGTTGCCTACGACGCCCGGCTCGGAGCAGTAGGCGTCATTGTTGCCGAGGTTCGCCACGATGCGTTCAACGTACCCACGGGAGTAAAAGCAGTCGTCGTCGCAGACGAGCAGGATGTAGTCCTCGCCGTAGTATTTCTTTATGGTCGGCACTTCCTTGCGGAAGACGTAGGTGTTGCCTTCCTCCCAGTTGAGGGTGACCTTGCGGTCTGCAATCAGCTGCAGCAGCCCGTCGGGCAGGTTGTCGATGCCGTCGGGGAACTCCTGGCGCGAAAGGTTGAGGTCGATGGAGTCCGGGGCCATCGTCTGGTCGAGCAGGGAGCGCACTGCGCGCTCCACGTACTTGATACGCGGTGGCCATGAAGCCATCGTGACGCGGACCGGAACCTTACTGTTCTGCATCATTGAAACTCCTACTTGATTTCAAAGTCGACGGACTTGATAAGCGTTCCTGTGTTGATAAGCGGCCTTTCGCTCCCCTTCGGTTCGACATAAAAAGGTTTTTTCGTTTTCGGGTCCGCCATCCATCCGCCATGAATTGTGATTGGCGCGTTCTTGTCGTATTCGTTCGAATCGCGCATGGCCCTCTGCAGCTGGCCTTTGGCAGTAACGCCTATTTTTTCAAGGTCCACATTCTTTACCGTGGATCCTTTCTTGATAACTTCGTCTGCAACAATCCTGTTGAGCGCTTTTAGGTGCTTTTCGTGAAGCACCCTGACAAAGTCGCGAGGCGGAATTCTGCCGTACTTATGCCCGCTTTTCGTAACGCCGCCCTCACGGCCATAGCAGAGCGTCTTTGCGATCTGCGCTAGGCTTGTTGCCTGCTGCCCAGGCCCTATGAAGTTGGTGTCGAAATTGGAGACAATTTCCCCCTTTCCCTTCTTCTTCGCCTTCCTTTTTGCAGCGTTGATGACCAGCGCTTCTTCTTTCGGTTTAGCCCTGGCTTGTTCCTTGGCTTCGTTCGCCCAACCGACACGGACCTCGTGCGAGGCGAGGTCTCTCGCCCTGCTTTCCATCGCCTTAATCTGGTTTACAAGCCTCTGTATCGCGGACATGGCTTAAAAAATAGGCCCCCGCCGTCATGGCAGGGGCTTTTTGCAAAATTCTTGCAATTCTAGTAATCGTCGCCGAGGAATTCTTCGAATCGTTTGTCTCGAAATTCCCAGTTAATCTTGATGCTGTCGCGGTTCAGGTTGTGCCGGTTGTACGACATCGCATGTATGCGATAAATGTCCGGGTCGAGGATTTCACTTAATTTGGGTTTCAGCTTGACAGGATGCTTACGGACGTACTCAACCGCGTGGCGGATCGTTTCCTCGTCCTTTTGCAGGAATTCTTCAAGTTCTTCATCCGTGTATGGCATGTCAAGCCTCCAATGTACACTCAAATATAAGAACTTCTCCGACAGAACGTTCTTTTTTTATTATTAATTTTGATTTTGAGGGCGTGTTGAATTCGCATTCTTCTGGGTATCCGACCATTTTCCCGTTTTTGATCTGATACGGAGGCGCAACCTTGTCGCCTTTCTTTGCTTCCAGCTTGATAAGGAACGGGACCTTGCTTTTTGAATTCGGGTCGTAGTAGCTGGCTGCGTGCTGCATGCTCTTGGAAAATGAGACAACACCTGGACAGAATATAGACTTTTTCTTTTTGTAGTTTTCAAGAGTCGCGGCATTAAGGCTCATGCATCGCCACAGCGTCATATTTCGTTTTAGCGGGTTCTCGGATATGTACTCATTCATGCGCTTTTCGCGCTCGTCGTATCTCGGATGCGATTCTTCGGCAGAATGCAGCAGGTTCTTTTCAAGAAGGTAACTGTTGAGGTTGTCGCTGCCATCCTTGCGGCACCACAGCTTGTAGAAGGTGTTTAGTTCGGCATCAAACGGACGCTTGGCGAGGTATTCGTAGTCGCGCGCCATTTCAAGTTCGTAGTCGGCCTGCTCACGCTTGCGGAGAAGGAATGCCTCGCGGATTCCGGGCTTTCTCGACTTGCCCATCATGAGGCGGCTTTCGTTAATTTCGTTCAGGAACGCGATCTGTTCCTGGCTCAACGCTTCCGGGTTCTCCTGCGTCTGCACGACCCCTCGTACCGCCCCGTTCTCGCGTTCTCCGGCGTAGTCGTCTTCAAGCTCGGGGATATACGGAAGGGCGATGCATCGGCAGCGGAAATCGGTGCCTGGTGCGCCCTTGTAGGCGTTTGCGGGTCTCGGCGTGCGGACGAGCCTGCGCTTGCCCGTTTTCGGGTCCGGGTCACTCCATCTGTAGTAATGGTCGTCGTCGCCCCACTTGCAAATCTTGCCGTCCATGACGGCGTGGCTTGCGCGGGTGCGTCCGTCCATCGCCGCGCCCCATTCGTAGAAGTTGATGCCGGCCGATTCGCTCTGGTCCTTCGCGATGGCCGTGTTCAGCTTTGATACTTCCGTCGTGGCGATCAGCTCGGCCTTGTTGCGGGTGAAGTCGCTGCAGGTGTTCTGTATCTCCATGACCATCTCGCGGAGGTTACGGCCTTCCAGGACGCCGTCGGAAACGACCCCGGCCACCTTCTTGCGCATTTCCTCGTTCGTGGACTTGCACTGGTTCTCGAAATTCTCGGTCCAGGTCGAAAGAATCAGGTCCTTATGCTCCTGTGTCGGGAAGTAGCGCTCGCCCACCGTCATTTCGGAGAAGCTGGCGAAGGAGCGCATCTGGAACTCGGAAACCTGCTCGGCGAGGTTCTCGACGACCTGCCGGAACCCGTCGGGGACGGCGCCGGGAACGGCGTACACGCCCGCCACGCCGCCCTTCTGCGCGGCCTTTTCTAGCTTGTAGGCATAGTTGCCCAGTTCCTCGTAAAGCGCCTCCTGCGTTTGCAGCTCGGCCTGCGAGGGGTAGAACTTGTTGGGGTTCATCTTGTGGCGCTGTCCCTTCTTCTTGAGCCGGAGGGTGCGCAGGTTCTGTATGAATTCGGCGAAGGTCATTGCAGGCACAAAAATAAACCCCGGAGCTGGTCCGGGGCCACAAGAGGAAAATTCTTGTAAATTGGGCTATTTTTTCATTTTTTAATTCTCCGTATAGCTGAATCCGTACTTCTCGTAGAGTTCCTTTTTCCATGCGTCAATTTTGGCACGTAAAGACTTGTACTCCTTGACAGCCTTGTCAAGTTTAAGACGAATCGCCTTTGCTTCACGCTGCTCGGCGGCCTTTACAAGCGGGTCTTTTCCCGGCTTGTTTGCGCTACGGGTCTTTGCTTTAAAGCCTTCTCTTTCCTTTTTTGTAGCATTAGCTCTCTGTCCGACACCGGATGCAAAAGAAGCACCAGAGCCCCAACTTGTCACGAAGTTCTGCCCGGTCTGGCGCTTGTCGATTTGGTACTTCTGCTTGATTTCGTCGATCGTTGCCATGGTTACTCCTACTTGCCGCTGCCTTTCAAAACCATCAGTTTTGCGGCAATCCTGTCGCGTTCATTCTTGAGGCTTTTCAGTTTCTTTTGGACATAAGGCTGTTCTTTCGGGTCCGCTGTCCTGATGTTCTGCTCGATGTAACGGATCTGCTGGTTGGTGGTATCGACAAACTTTTTCTTGTGTTCGGGGTCTCTGAAAAATCCCGTCGAGCTCTGGTCGGTGTTAGCAGACTCGAGTCGGCTTATTGCCGTGAACAGGGCCTTTGGAAGCCTGTGTCCCATGAAGTTGACAACGTCTTCGTCAAGGCAGTAGCGTTTCTTGATGTCGCTGACAGTGGTCATGTTTAAATCCTCGTGTTTGCACCGGACTTGAGATTGTTCAGGATGTCGTGAAAATCAACCATAACCTGAGCGGTGGTTCCGGTTTTTGCAATTGCCTTATTGTATTCGGAAACAAGCACCCTTGCTTTCATCGCATCCTTGTAAAGGGTGTCGATTGCAGATTGTGCCTTTTTACGCAAGGCTTCATTTGCAGATGACGGGTTCGCGTCTGCCTGGAATCCGTACTTGGCCTTGATATCTTCGATTTTTGACATGGGGGCTCCTTATTTCTTGATTGCCGGGGCTTTCGATTTTATGCTTCCTCTGTCTGCATACGTTTAACAGTAACCTTCGTGTTGCCTGTCACACCTGAGCACCGGTCGACAATATTCCTTTTGGCGATTTTTTCCGCTTCGGCAGAATCCTTCGCTCTGACGTTTTCAACGGAAGTGCCCGCGAATTCAACCTTGACATTCCAGCGTTTGTATCCGCCAAGTGCAGCGTCATTATGATTTACGCCATACTTAGATTTGAGTTCATCAATTAAAACTAAATTGCCGCCCGTCCGGGTCGGCGTTTCTGCAAAATTCTTACAAATCGGGGTCGTATTTCACGAGCACCGGGACATACTCCTTCGACGGGTAGCGCTTGCGTACCGTAGGGATGTAGAGCTGTTCGCTTCCGTCCTTCCTGACCTGCCTCACAAACCCGATGTGCGGCCACACGATATCGGGAAGGTCTCGGAGGAAGTCAAGGATTCCCTTGCGGCTCCCATACTCGGTATGGTACCTGTCGTTCGTGAACTGCCAGCTTTCGAGCCTCGAGTCCGACATTTATGCCTCCTCGTATTTCACGTCGAGTCCGTGGTCCGTGAGCGATTCCCCGTAGTCTTCTTCGAACCACCGGATTATATCGGACGCGGTCTTTGTCGCATCTGCGTTATCGAGGCAGTTGATGGTTGTCGGGTACTTGCGGTTTACGGAATCGTCGTCCGCGGTGTTGCAGGTTCATCCATCCTCGCCGTGGTCTGCTGCAGCACGCATGGCGAGCGAACGCACGATAGGGTCGCGGAAGGTAACGGTAAGCAGGGTGTTGTTCATGGTCTCATCTCCTTTGGCCCATAAGGACCCGTTTTTTAGTCGTGTACAATGTACAACTTACGTCCCGGAAAGCAAGTCGTTTTTACTTACTTATTTGAGTCGTTTTTTGACAGCAAGAAAGGACCGCCCGCATCGCTGCAGACGGCCCCCTTCGCTTCTTCACTGGATTGAAAATTATGCGGTCGTGTAGGCGCGGCCCGATTCCGTCTTGACGGTCTTGCGCTGCTCCGGCGTGAGCTTCTTCAAAGCGGCCGCGATGGCGTTGCGGTGGCCGGCGACGTTCTTCACCACGATCGTCACGGTCTGTCCCAGGCGGTCCTTCGGGTCGAAAGAGACCTTCCAGTTCATCGGGAATTCGCGCATGGCGCCGCCGTTGGGCGTGCGGCTGATGTTGAGGATGGAACCGCCACGTTCCTTGATTCGGCGGTAACGGGAACCGAGCTGGCCGGAGATGGCCGGGTCGTCCCTGTCGATGGCGTACTTGTCGCAAAGTTGCTCAATTTTCATGATGTTCGTTCCTTATTCCTGGCTTGTGTTAGGCTGCGGCTGCTGGTTCTTCGGCAATTCGATAGACTTCACGGTCATTTCGCTTGTGCCTCCATTGACGAGGAGGTTTTCGCGAACTTCCCTGTTTGTCATGGCTCCAACATTGTACAGCTTTTCCGCAGAGTTGACCTTTTTCTCGAACAGGTCGGCCTTCTCCGATTCCGTGCTCTGCGAGAGTTCGCCCCACTGGAAGTCCTGCGGGCCGGTCCGTTTCTCGTTTCGCGTCATGTACTCGGTCAGCATCTCGACCATCGGGGCGTAGAGGCAGTCGTTGCGCCACGTGTCCACCATGTCGTTGTACTGCCGGATATCGCCCTCGTTGGTGCTGGAGAGGCCGGACACCATGTTTCCGAAAAGGATGGAAACCGGGAATTCCGTCAGCGCGGAGCAGTAGGCCATCAGCATCTTGACGGATTCCGGGACGTCGCTCATGGAGTGCGACTTCATGTCGAAGGTGTCGTTCTTGTCCTGGAACACGGCGCGCATGGAGCTCATGCCGAGCTTCACGACGTTCATCCTTTCGCGCACCTTCTCGAGGCCGCCATTTATAGCGAGCGTGGAGGCGAGCCCGTCGATGCCGAAGATTGTCAGGCCGTTTTCCTGGAGCATGTTGGAAATGGCCCCGAAGGCGCCCGGCAGCTTCTTGAGGCCGATGTTGGCGGCGTCGACTTCGGAACATCCGAAGATGTAGGAATGGATGTCGGAGTCGAGGATATCCGGGACCTTGATGCCGTGGAAAAGGTGGCAGCGGCTGGCGTGAATTTGCAGCGGAGCACCCGAACGCAGCTGGACCGGGTAGACCTCGACCTTTCCGAACCACTTGGAATTCACGTCCTCGCAGATGTTGTTCTCGGTGAGGTTGATGCGGCCCGGCGTGTAGACGCGGTAGCCGACAACCTTGTCGTTCTTTCCCGGCTCCTTCGAGAGGTCGGCGGGGCCGTCGTTTTCGAAAAGCGTCACGACGAGGGCGCCGCCGAAAAGCCTGGCCCATGTACCCGCATCGCGGCAGACCCCGAAAAAGTCCAGGTTCGGCATCGCGAGGGCCTTGTAAATCTTGTCGTCCTTGTCGTCGGTCAGCACGATCGGCGACTTGAGGGCCTTCACTGCGGGACCTCTGGCAAGCCTGCGGACGATGCCGTCCTTGATGTACTGCGAGCCTAACGCGGTCCAGTCCGGCAGTCTGATGCCGTTAATGATTCGCGTGTGCTCGTCCTTGTCGGACTTGGCGCTGCCGAGGCCGGTGACGAGGTTGTAGTAGGCTCCGTCGTTTTGAAAAATCGCGTTTTCCATATTCACGTCCAATTTTACCCTCTACGCGGCCAGGCAGGCGGATTTCACAAAATTCTTGCAAATAGGCATCACAGCACGTCCCACAGCGAGAGGTTCATCATTTCCTGCGAAAGACCCTGCGAGGTGGCGTCCACGCGGTCGTCGTGGGTGGCGTTCGGGAACTTGGTGAGTTCGTCGATGTAGTCGTAGACCCATGGGGCGTTTTCGGGAAGCAGGACATTACCCGCCTGGAAAAGCGGCGTCACGGCGTGGGCTCGGGCCAGCTTGGATTCCTTGGGGTTTACGCCAATGATGCCGTTTATCTTCGACGTCAGCGTGTCCATGACGGCCTCGCCGTTCGCCTTGGCTTCCACGTACTTCGCGATGGCGTCCGGATGTTTCTCCGTCATCAGCATCATCGCCTTTACGGACTCCGTGAAGGTCATCTTGCCGCAGACATAGTCGAGGATGTAGAAGTAAGGCCCCTTCTTGCCGATGACAAGGCCGCAGACGTTATCGGAGGACGCCGACGCCTTGAACGTGAAGTCCCAGGATTGGAACTTCTTGTCGAACATCCGCGGCAGGCTTGCGTCGTTGTAGAACCTGAACCACTCGCGCTTGAAGATGTTTCCGGTCGCCACCATCGGGGACTGCATCATCTGCGACGCGAACGTGTCCGGGTCGGCCTCGCGCATTCGTTCAAGCTGTTCTGTGGAGTGTTTCTCGGGCCACAGCGGAGTTCCGTCCTCGTTTATCGCCGGGAGGGAAAGGACCTCCCACGGCTCGCCGGATCCGCCTTCCATCAGGAAGCCCGCCATGTCGTGGTCGTGCAGACGCTGCATGATCAGAACGACCGGGGTTACGCCCGGGTTGTTGACGCGGGACGCGATGGTGTTGTTGTAGCGGCTGTTGATGCGTTCGCGCTTGAGCTCGGAATCCTTGTCCGCGGGTTTCAGCGGGTCGTCGATGATGATGCAGCCGCCAAACCCGTCGGCGTCGCTGCCCGTCCCCTGGTACTGGCGGTCGCCGAAGTCGCCGGCGCCGAAACCGGTAATGGGGGAACCCGTAGATACGGCGTAGAGGCCGCCACCCTTCGTGGTGTACCATTTTTCCTTGGAGTCCGTCTTGGTGGACATCTGGCTTTCCGGGAACAGGTAGCGGAAGGCGGGCGACTTGATGATGTCGCGGATGGCGTCGGAGTTGTCCTTGACGAGCGAATCCGCGTAGGAAAGGTGCATGAACTTGGCGCGCGGGTTGTTCGCGTTGCACCAGGCAATAAACATCTTGACGGCAAGTTCCGTCTTTCCGTAGCGCGGCGGGATGTTGATGATGAGGCGCCGAATGTCGCCTCGGGCCACGGCCTTCATCTTCTCGATGATCAGCCTGTGGTGGGGCGCCATGATGAACTTGCGCCCGTAGACGTGCTTGAAGAAGAACCGGGTAAAGAACCCGAAGTCGGTCAGCAGCTTCGAGGTGAGTACGGCCCGGACCTCCGGTGCCAGTCCGTTCTCGAAGTCCAGGTCTAGCAATCGCCCTCCAGCTCCTCGCTGATTCGCTTCACCTGTTCAGGCGCCACCACCGTCTGCGAGACGTTGATGGGGTTGTCGGCGCCGCCCAATGCGTCGGGACTCTGGTCGAAATGCAGGCCGGAGAGCTTGGCGAGTTCGGTAAACGCCTTGTAGTTGCCGTCCTTGAGGGCCTTCTGCATCATCGTGAGGTACGCGACCTCGCCGAAGGTGGCCTTCCTGCCGAGCTTGTAGCCGATCATGGCGGCGGCCTGCTTGACCTTGTCGCTCACGTCCATCTTCGAATTCAGGATTTCACGTCCGGCATTGATGAGGATGTTGCGCTTCTGCTGGTTTTCGAGGCGCTTCTGTACGGCCATCGCCTGGTATTTCCGGGCTTGTTCCGTTGTAGGGACCTTCAAGTTCTGCGGATTAGGCATTTTTTTTCAATTCTCCGAGTAAAACGCGGTTTTCTACGAGCAAAACGCAAAAACCTACGAGCAATACGAGCAAAAGTGGTTTAAATGGCTCCAAACCGGCCTTTTCCTACAAAAAGGAGAGCTGTTCCGGTATTTCAGCCTGTCTTGGGTGCTGTTTCGGGGTCGCGGAC